TTCGAGCTCGTCGATCATACCTTGCTTGGCTTTGATCAGCTCGTCATTGTTCGTACGAAGAGATACGATATGCTTCTCTGCCAGCTCGATCTTGTTCTCGACGAGATTGATCTTATGATCAGACTCATGGAGTTCATTACGATTCTCGATGATCTTTTCTTTGAGAAGTGTATTCATCGTGCTGAAGATTTGTATATCCAGAAGATCTTCGATGACTTCTCTTCGCCCATGAGCTGGGAGCTGCATAAAGGGCAAATAGTTTGCAGAGCCCAATACTACGATCTGGCTGAAAGATTTGAAACTTAATTTCAATATCTGCTTCTCGAAGTGATCTTGATAATCTTTATTTGAACTATTTTGATTTAATAGTACACCATTTTGATAGATCTCGAACAGGTTAGGTCGCATACCTCTTTTTACAAGAAACGAGTTTTTTCCTACTAGGAACTCACATTCAACTAAAAGGTTCTTATTTGTCATTGAATTGACAAGCTGTGGCTTATTGATATTACGGAAAGCTTTACCATACAAGACATAAGACAGCGCATCCAAGATCGTAGACTTGCCTGCGCCATTTTCACCGAGAATGAGTGTAGACTTACTACGATCCAATTGGATCTCAGTCATTTGATTTCCAGTCGACAGAAGATTCTGCCAACGGAGTTTACTAAAATAAATCATGATTACTCCACACTTAAAGCTTCACCATACAACGTTGTTAAGAAATTGTACAATCTTTTTTTATCCACTGGAGTATCCCATTGGTCGACTACTTTGGTGAGGATTGTGAGCGTGTCTTCCGCTTCATTGACAATGTCGCTGTCATCTTCCAGTTGAAGATTGAGATTGTCTTCGACCACCTGAATATCAAGAGCACCCGCCTTTTCTAACCTATCGATATATGTATCGAACCAGAACGGGTTGTTCTTGTTCTTCACAATGACCTTGACGTAGTTACCTTTGACAGCATCGAAGTCGAAGCCATTGATCCAATCGAAGTTAGGCCATTTGGCATCATCATAGAACCACTTCTGAAACATCTTGTACGGGTTTTGTACGAATGTCAGCTCACGAGTGTCCGTGTCAAATATATGAAAGCCCCTTGGATCATCGTAATCAGACCAAGACATTTCGTAGGGTGCGCCGAGATAATTGATATTACCGCGTGTGGATTTATGATGGAAATGGCCACTGCACACGACATCAAACTTATCAAAAAGGCTAGCGCTAAATCCATGATCATTTACTGCTCCTTTATACATTTCGAACCCTGCGAGTTCGAGATGCCCAAAAAGGATCTGCGATTGAGTGTTGTTGATGAATTGCATTGACTCTTCATAGTTGCCTGAGCAGATCCATGGGAGGACTGCGATTTCGGTGCCATCAATGTCAACAGCAGTAGGATCAGAATAATAGTGGATATCATAAGTTGAATGCTCGAAGAGCTCCCTCATAGAGTTGACCTCGTTCGTGTTCTTGAACGAAGTATCATGGTTACCAATGATGACGTCTAGACGTATTCCGGAACTGTCACAGTGCTCGACGAATCTTCGTAGATGTCTGGCGGTGACAAAATTGATATACTTACGCCTATCAACAATATCCCCAAGATGAAATATACGATTAATACCATGTTCAGCAAGATACGGGAAAAAGTAGTCATAATAAAACCTATTAAAATACTCTGCGAAAGCCGCAGAATCTCCACGAGCACCCCAATGGGTGTCAGTAATTAAAGCAATTTTCATTTAAAGATCTTCTTCTTGTTACTTTGATATTCACGTAATGCTTTGTCTGCATAGTCACGAATGGCTTCCATTGAAATCATGTAATTATACCGAATGTGTTCAGGTGTTTTTTCATTCAACATATTTTCTCTGATTTGCTCAATGAGTGTTGGAATATTATCCTTCATCTTCTTCGTCCTCGATAAACTTCTCTACGCCCTTCTTTTCTACGGGCTTTGGTGGTTTCTTTGCTTCAAACTTCTCTACTAATTCGCCAAGCTTTTCTGATACATTGATAAAGGCTGCACTGTAATGTGCTCGATCTTCAGGAGCCATATCTACGAGAGTGTTCATGATCATGCTATTCTCAAAAGCTTTGTGCTTGATGTATGTGTGCTTCTTTTCTTTCTGAATTCTACGTAGGAATGCATAGTAAATGATCTGTGTAAAGTACGCAAATGGATTGGTAGATTTTTCTGGGTTAAAATTATGAATGTAAGTCAGACAGTTTTCAATACCATCACCGACCATTTCTTCTCGATACGAGTATCCGATAAAGTTAGGTCGTGTTGACAACCGCTGTGCGATCAGCATGATGCACTTACCCACATATTCTGGAATCGGAGGCCGAGGATCGCCGTTCTTCTTGGCTTCTTGACACGAGTTCCAAAACTTGACCATCTCGGTATAAAACAACTTGTTGTCGATATAGTGGGTAGTCGGTTTCTTTTTAATCATCATTTAGACTTTCTCAATTTACTGTACTTTTCCCTACGAGTCTTCGTGTTAGAAGAGATTTCAATCTACTATCCATCTCATCCATACTCTCGAGGGTTTGCTTTAGAATGACATCATTGTCACGTTTAGCCGTGAATTCGACGAGTCGACCATAATACTCTTCCATCCTATCTGAAGGATTATAGTTATACAATACAACATTTTTCTTTATATGTACACAGTTATCTTTCGAAAATGCTAACAAATAATCCATACGAACACCAGAACCTTGATCTGAGTCGTCGACAATTTCCATGAGGAATGGATGTGTAATAATATATTCGTCTTCGTTTTCTTCAACCTCTCCGATAAGAGTATCGCAGCTGATGAGATGCATTACTTTCAACATAATTAAACCTTCACATTGTAAATTTCGTAGTCAAACTGCTCAGCATCATAGATCTTCGTTCTTTCGAGAAAGTGTCTGAGCGTAAAGTTTTGATGGGATTTATAGGAGAGATCGTCGACGATATCATACAAGACTGCATGCTCTTTCGATTCATGCTGACGAAGCATACGACCAATTGACTGAAGAACCTTGATCTTCGACTTCGATGGAGAAGCTGCGATCATATGATGTAGTCGATTGATACTCACTCCAGTCGATGTCGTTCCTAGAGAAGCGAGGAGGATGGCGTTTTCTTCTTCTTCGATAGCCTTTCGTATAGACTCTCGCATATCACCACTAACAGAACCATCGATGTAAAAAACATTATGATTAGTACTTCTTGTGATGAGATCATAGAGTGTTTTACCATGATCGACAATTCGAAAGAAAACAAGCTTATTACCTTTTAAAGAGAGTCCGAGATTGCGGATGAATTTATTCCGAGCTTCACTGCCAATGAGGAAATCGATTTCTTCTTGATATGTTTTTCCTTTGAGCTCTTTGCTTGTCTGTTCATCATACTTAAGGACGATACACTTGATCTTGAGTTTGGATACGTATCCTTGATCCATAAGCTCTTTTGTGGTAACTGCTTTGTACTTTGGACCGAAGAGACCTTCGATTGTTGTTTCATTAAGAGGTGTACCATCGAGCGTGCCGGTAGTACCAAAACGATACTTACAATCAGTAAGACTGCTAAGAATTTGTATAAGCGAAGTCGCTTTTGCTCCATGGGCTTCATCTCCGAATACGACTCCAAATTGTTGATACCAAGGTTTTGGCATCTTGTTCTTACCATTATTGAGTGACTGCCATGTGGTAATGACCATATCGCATTCAATATTATTCGACTTACTCAAACCTTGAGTGGACATATGAACATCGCCAGTATAACCATAATCTCGAAAGTCACTCTCCATCTGATTCACGAGGCCGATGGTGGGAACGATGATCAAAGCCTTATGCTTCTGATACCATCTCATCAGAATATAGATCATCAAAGATTTACCAGAAGAAGTCGGCGATACCAATGTTCTTCGATTGGATCGAATGCACTTTAAGATCGAATCAAACTGATAATCTCTGATGGCATATTTTTCAGGAATTCCAAGAGTATTTATGAACTCTCTTAGTTCATGCTCAGATACGCCGTCATAATATAATTCTTCGTCAAACGAAAACGTATAGTTTCGAGCATCGCAAAATTTCTTGATATGCCTTGCTAAACCCGAGTATACATATCCAGTCAGATTGTTAATGAGACGAATCTTGCCGTCCCACATTCTCGTTCGATACTTTGGATGGAACTTATAGTTCTCTGCATAGAACGTGAACTCGTCTGCCAATTCCATGATAGTCGATGGTTCTGCCTCCACTTTGACGTGGACATTATTGATAAATTTAAGATGCACTGAGCTCATTAAATACCTACTTTAAATCGCTCCCACTCGATCGCAGCCTTGATATTAAAACCACGGGCAGTGAGAGACTTGATGATGGATTCAAGGAGATCGATCTTCTCATGCTGAATACCCAGCTTGAGCGATAGATTCACCATATCCTTGTCTGCTTCTATATAGTTATTCACCTCAGATTTCAGTATTTTGCCCTGTGGTGGCAAGCGCCAGCCTTTTTCATGGGACTCTTCTGTCGGTCCGAGAGTGTAGAACTCCAGCTTCTCGAGCTTCAGTTGCTTGAGTTCTGCCTCTTGCTTACGAAGCAGCAGACGCTCATGCGTAAAGATCTTGAAATACTTATGATGGAGCTTTGGAATATTGAGCGCTTCGTCGCCGAGCTCAGAGCGATTAATCTGGGAATCCTTTTCCCATTCTGCATAAATGTCATCAATTTTCATAACAAATCCTATAATTTAGTAATATCATACCTTAGATATTTAAACTCTACACTACATTCTATATAATTGACACTGGTATCTGTACTATTAAACTCAATATCTCCGAGACTGGTTGGAAACGCGTCATAAAAAGTTATCATAATATTCGAGTTCATACTGCTATTCATGATCTGTAAGTTCAGATCTGAGTAGAGTGTTCCTGTAGATCCAGCCTGAGAATTCTGTACAGCTTTATAAGCATCAAAACTAACAGGAGATGCCAGAGCCACCATCCAGTTATAGATCTCAAGATAATCTGTCATATCTTCGTTCAGACGAAACGTAATATCGAGAGGACTATAAGTAAGTTTGCCAGTGACTGGAATCGGCACGAACGGAGTAGGACTCTCGCCGTTACTCATCTGCACACCAGGAAAACGAATGTTCTGTACATTGTAACCGAGCGCAGGTGCTCGCGCCAAAGTAAACTTGTAGCCTAAAGGTGACAGAAAGTTTTTGTTAATATTGTTTACAGCAGTCATATCTTTCCTTTGGCCATAAGATCATTATACACACTATTTATATATTGTACATGCCAAAAAGAAGGGGAGCCTTTCGACTCCCCTTCCAGTTTTTAGGTTGGTTGTTCCAACTCTTATATTACATAAGGTTGTTAACAAGAACGCGACGGTAGTACTTGTTCGAATCTTGCTCAAGAACTGCAGTTGTCGAAGCAGCTGTAGTACCCTTAGCGAATGGATTCGGTGCCATTCCGTAACGTGTCTTGAAGCCGATCTTCGGTTGGAATGAACCTGGATCAACTGCACGAACCATTTGTAGTGGAACGTATGGGCAATAGAACAGACCAGCGTCGAACGGATTCGAACCCTTGTAGCCTACTACCAAGAAGTTTGTGCCAGCATATGGATCAATATAGACCTTAATGCGACCGTTGATAACACCAGCAAATGTGTTGCCTGTGTCGTCGATGTTCAGTGACGATGTGTTCATCGCAGGAGCGTAATCAAGAACGCCAGCCATTTGAAGTGCCGAAGCAACGTCAGACGAGCAGATGATTACGTTACCCTTACCGCGACGTGTTTCTTTTGCAATCTTGTTGCATTCACGTTCGATTTGGAACAGAAGGCCCTTGAACTTTTCAACTGACCAACGACCGTTTGAATCGGTGTCGAGGTCGAAGATACCAGCTGTTGTGGTTCCTTCAGTTGCACCCTTTTCAGCAGTGATGATGATCGAACGAACAACTTCACGGTTGATTTCCGCAAGGATTTCACCTGAAAGGATGTTCGAAAGTTCGGCTTCTGCGTCAAGACCGTGAATTGCCTTCAGATCTTGTGCAAGTTCTAGGGTGTATTCTGCCTTCAGAGCGCGTGTCTTAGCAGATACAGTTACCTTCTCGATTGAGAAGCCCATTTCCGGGAAGATGTATGAGCTGTTAGCGCCAAGAAGTTCAGCAGAACCAACAAGAAGACCCATCGTGTAGTTGTAGTATGTGTTACCAGCGTTGTTTGCAGTATCAGGAGCTGTACCAACTGTGTTAGCACCAACTGCAGTTGCTGAAGCAGCACCTGTGTTAGCAGCGTTAAGACCAGCACCGAGACGCGAAGCGTGACCTGTGTTGGCTTCGTTGTAGAATGCTTCTGCAACAGTTGAATCTGTCGAGTTTGCGTATTGTGAACGCATTGCGAAGATAAGACCTGTTGGACCGTTCATTGGCTGAACGCCGCAAACGTCATAAGCGATAAGGTTTGGCATCGAACGACGTACGAGTGAAATCAGTACTGGATCGAAGTTTGCAACCTGGCCGCTGCCTACGGAGTTGACGTGACCGTCACCTTCGCCAAGCATTTGCTGTGAGCTACCTTGGCCAGCAGCCTCGCGAAGCGCACGCTCTGTGTTCTCAAGCACTGTCGCTGTGACAAGGCGCTTGTGAGCATCTGTAATTTCTGGAAGATCCGAGTGCTCGAGCACTGGCTTCCACTTGGTATTTAGTTCCTCAGCTAACATTTTATTCTCCCTTTATCCTTAGGATTTGTTTATTATTTATCAAATTAAAACTTTTTGGTTCTCGAAATCGCGCTGACATAGTTTGCCATTTCACCAACTGCTTTAGGCTTAGTTTCTTCGTTAAGACCTTCTGTTGCTTCTTCCGAAATAACGCCAGTATTAACTTCCTTCTTTTCAGAGAAGTACTTGCCCTTTAGAATGTCGAGCTTCTTTGCATAAGACTCGCTATCTGTGAACTCGATACCTTCTGCAAGTGTGCGAAGCTTTTCTACCTGTGTAGCAGCAAGACCTTCAGACACTTCGTCGAACGTTGCTTCCATTGTAGCTTCGTCGATGACTGACTGTAGTTCTAATTGCGTGTTTATAGACTCGTCGAGCTTTGCTTCTAGCTCTTCGAGTTGTGCCTTCAATTCACCGACTACATCAAGCTTCTCTTCAGGCACTGTGATGTATGATTCAGCAAACAGATTGTAGAGGCCTTCCATGAA